ATCTGGCCGAGGACTTTCCACGCAGAGCCCGACCTGATGAGGCTGAACCCAAAAACATCCTGCTTGTTAGCTGTTCCTGTTGGTGTGGTTCCGTTTGCCCAGTTGATCGTCTGTCCAGCGCCGTCTACCTGCACAATGCTGACAATGTAGGCGGGCGAGCTTTGTGAGAGGATGACAGTGGGTGTGATAATTCTGTTGTCGGTCGTAGGAACGTTTGTAAAGTTGGCTGTCACGTTGCCTGCAGGTCTGTTAAGATAGAAGATGCTCGAGCCAGTCATATCACAGGTGAGAGTGCTTCCTCCCTGTGCGTGTGTCATCCTCTCTGTCACGCCGGCCAGTGTCGTGCGCCCAGCGACGGCAAGATCACCTGAAAAGCTGCCTGTCGAAGTGGCGCTTGACAGGCTGAACCCACTCTTGCCGTCAATGTTTCCGCTGACAACCAAATCTCCACCGAAGACAGACTTTGACGTCCCGCCGACAGTTCCACTGACAAACAGCACAGCGTCAGACGTAATTACGGGAAAATTTGTTCGGACATTAGCAATCACCAGCGTTCCTGATATTGCCGTGGTAGAAGTCAGAGAGCTACTAGCACCCACGCTTCCTGAGATTGTTCCTATTAGCGCCATATGCTTACCTCAGATGTAAATATCGCCTCCACCCGGAAGTGGAGGCGATATGCTCCAATGGGAGCTAGCTCTTGACTAGATTATCACAGTTCCTGGAGTACGAACTTGTAGCGCTTGCCGTTGATGTTGTTCGTGATCGAGAGGTATTCCTCTTCCTCGATGATGGTCCAGTTGCCGCGATCGTTGCGGAGGTGCAAGTCTCCGGTGTAGACGTTGGCCCATCGCCTCTGCGGCGAACCGAGGCTCGCTCCTGAGTCTGAGCTCGGGAAGAGTCCAGTGATTCCATCCCCCGTCTGACCGGCCACCGCAAAGGCCGCTCCATCCTTCTTGAAGGTGACGCCAGAAAGAACACTGGCATTGAGCTCAACCGCACTTCCACTCATCACAAGAGTCGTTGTTCCAAGTCCAGAGGCCAGCGTAATGTTCTGGCTTGCTGATCCAGACAGTGTTGTCGTTGTACCGCTGGCATTGACGTGAAGCTCTGGGGCCCCATCTTTCTGGAAGACGAATCCACCTGAACCAGCGTTTGCTACAACTGTACTACCGCTGAGAGTAAGAGTGGTTGCACCAGTTCCTGAACCAAGAGTGACGTTGGCGCTAGTGCCACCGAATATATTGGCATTGTTGCTCGAGTTCTGGACCGTGAGGAACGTTGTGCTGGAGCTGTTCTTGTATAGGACCTCGTTGCCAGTAGGCTTCAGGATGATGTCCTGCAGCGCGCTGAACAGTGTGTCTCCGGCATCTGACGAGATCGTAAGGTGATCTCCATCAGCGCCTTCCTTCCTGAATGTGTGACCATTGGTTCCGTGTATCGAGCGAACGCCATTTGCGCCACTGAGCGAGAGAAGAATTCCGCTCTCGGTTCCCATTGTCAGGGTGCTTGCGCCAAAGTTTAACGAGCCGCGTGTAGAGCCGACAAACTTGTACTCGATGCCCTGAGCGTGGGCACCAAGCACGAGGGATGATCCAGTTAGGATCAGCTGCCTTGCGGTTCCAACACCACCTGCGGCTGGACTCTGTGCGGTGAGGGTGAGGCTCGTGTTTGCAGCGCCGGTGAATCTTCCGACCTCGGTGCCGCCGCTGTACATCTTCACGGCCTGGTTGGCGCCGCTTCCATGTCCAATGTTTACGCTGGTGCCTGAGAGCCAGAGGCTTCCAAGGCTTGCGCCGCTCATGCCCTTGATCTCGCCCTCTCCAGAGCCGCCGATGTCTCCGAACTGGATCCTGGTCGTACCGCCCTGCGAGAATGAAGCCGTTGCAGAGGTGGCCACCGCTAGATTTACTGAAGCGCCGTCAGAAGATGATAGGAATACGTTGATTCCACCGCCAAGCTCGAACTTTCCAGCCCTCAGGGTAGAGTAGTCAGTTACGGTGATTGGTGAACCAGTTGCAGTGCCTGAAGTGGTCCTGATCGCCGCAAACCCGCCCTCAGATTGATCCCAGATGAATGCCGCGTTGTTGACTCCGCTGAGTCCACCGATGAATCCTCTGTCTCCGACGCCCACCGCCGTCGACCCGCTGGTGAATCCGAGCCCGATGACTGGATCTTCCATCTCAATCGTGGTCGCGTCAACCGTGAGCGTGGTTCCCTGCACTGTGAGGTCGCCAGGGATGATAACGTTGCCACCCGAGAGCGTGATTGCAGTGGCGCCAGTGCTGGACTTGATGTCGTTGCCTGTGACCGTGAGGTCGCCTGCGACTGCGACATTGCCGCTTGCTCCAAGCGTGAGGTTTAGGCCTGCTGAACCTGAGATGTAGTTGCTGTTGACCTGGAGGTCTCCAGCCGTCGTGACCTTTGTACCGGCAAGAGTGATTGCAGTTGTTCCACCAGAGGACTTGATGTCATTTCCAGTGACCGTGAGATCACCGGTGACCGCAACGTCTCCTGTTCCAGAGAACGTGATGGCGGTGGTTCCACCGTTCATCTTGATATCATTGCCACCGACCGTGATATCACCGCTCAGTGTAACGTCACCAACCAGCGTTGAAGTGCCGGCGATGGTGAGATTTCCACCAGCCTGGAGGTTGCTGGAACCGCTGATTACGCCAGCTCTTGAGAGGTCTACCGAAGTAGAGCCATCTGTTTCTACGATGCGAACAAAGGAGCCAGAGGAAATGACAGGACCACCGAATAGAGACACCTTGTTGCTGGCACCACCGGCGTTGCTTCCAGATACAAAGAAGAATACGTCAGTTCCATTTGCATCAGCGGTTCCAGCCGTACCGATCGCGATGGAGCTTGTGGTGAAGGCCTCTAAAGCGTTTGTGGCCGTGAACACCGATTCGCCGCCACCACCGCCGCTTGCAAGCTCTGATAGAGTCTTTCCACCAGTGTTGCTGCCGTCAAAGAACTTGAGGTCTGAGCCGACCAAGGCGATTCTATTGGCCGCCGTTCCAATCTGGACATGGCCCGCGCTTCCGATCTGGATGTCGTTTGACGTGATTACGATCGAACCAGTGCCGACCGTGAGCGATCCAGAGACCGCCATGTCACCACCGAAGACCGCCACATTCCTGGTGGCTCCGTTCTTTCCGCCGATCGATCCAGAGACGAAGAACTGTACGTCAGATCCAGGGAGGCTCGATGGGAAAGAGCCGGCTGGATTGTTTGAGAAGATTACTGATCCGGTGACGCCAATCAGTGAGTTGGCGTTTGATGAGCCCGATATATTGCCGACTAAAGCCATGTGATTACCTCCGCTTGCTGTTTCTAACTATTACGTGCTAGAGATCATTTTACTTTCTAGATGAACCAGTCACTTGATTTCATCAAATTCCGGAGCGCGCTCCAGCACAAACCTGTACCTCTTTCCATTCTTGTTGAACCTCACCGTGAGGCAGTCCTCTTCCTCGATGAGAGTGTAGTCTCCACGCTCGTTTCTTAGGTGGAGGTCTCCAGTAAATATGTTTGCAAACCTTGCGGTGTCTGAGCCGAGGTTCCTTGTTCGATTGCCGTCAGGTATGATATCAGAAGCCAAGAGCGAATTGACGACTATAGAATCTGTCGAATCAGTTCCAAGGTATGCTGACCCTGAAGCAACAATGTCTCCACCGAAAACTGATGCTCCTCGAGTAATACCATTCTTTGCTCCTCTCTTGCCTGACACAAAGAAAGTTGTGTCGTTGGAGTTGAATGGATTTGCTGGACCTGCATAAAGCCCTGGGAATATTGACGCGACTGATCCAGTCGCCTGACCGTTGGGTCTGACTTCCAGGAAGTTGACTGCATTTCCAAGAGTAGTGTATACTGATGAGATAAAGTAGCCACCCTGATATCGATTTCTTAGACTGAGCTCTCCTGAGGTGGACATGTTCAGCACGCCATATCCAGTTCCGTTATCGAGTATCAGTGAACCAGAAGTTACAACATCTCCACCAAATAGAGAGACCCCAGAACTTGGACGCGCTGCAATAGTTCCCTTTGTTCCAGACACAAAGAAGTGTATGTCAGATCCAGCATTTGCCGTTGTGTAGCTAGAGCCGAGCCCGCCGGCCAGAGCTAGAGATCCTGTGGCGTTTATTTTTCCCGAGACTGGATCAGTGAAATATGAAGATCCTCCACCGACACCACCAGTCGAGGCGATAGTTACTGATCCATTAGATCCTGTTGTGATTGTTACATTTGAGCCGGCTATGAGATAGGATGTGCCATCGTATAGCTTTGTTAGAGATCCTGTTAATCCAACTCTAGCCGCAATAGTTCCTGAAGATACAAGGTCTCCACCGAAAACTGCAGTTCCTCGGGTGCTGGAAGTTCCTCTCGAGTTCGGCACGCCTTCGACGTAGAAATTTGTGTCGCCAGAGGTGACTGGGTCTCTTGCTATTGAGTTGACAAGGTTTCCTGAGCTAAAGAGCGTAACGCTCTGGCCAGAATTTCTCGGATATACTCTGAGAACATTTGAGCCGATACCATTTGGTGCCGTGACGCTTAGCCAGTACTCTCCACTGGGCTTTGATATGGAGACATAGTAATTTCCATCGCTGGAGTACGAGTGATCTGCACGACCTGTGCTTGAGCTCAGTCTTAGCTGAGGAGTGTCCCCAGAGGCATCGTATATCTCGACGGATCCCGTGAATCCTGCAGTTCCAGAGACATACAGCTGGCCCTTAGTTTGGTTCGATCCTGTAACCAGCAGGTTGTTGCTTATGAACCTAAAGTTGCTGCTGCCCGCAAATGATCCTGCACTGTTGAATTGGACACTGTTTGCTGGAAGCCCTGGAGTAGTCGAAGAAACTCCGAACAACGTTCCAGAGATGTATACGTCACCGCCAAAAGTGACTCTGTCGTTGCCACCGGAAGATCCTGATATGAACAGCCAGGTATCAGAACCAGTTCCAGCAAGTATTAGACTTGATGTGTCGACATTTATTCCATCATTTCCGGCGGCGCCAGATCCAATGAGAAGCAGTCTTGGGTTGGCAGAGCTTCCTGAGGCGATAATCCTCTCAGCCCTTAAGCCGGATGTCTTAAAATCTGGTGGTTTCTGTGCCATTTATCTGCTACTCACTATCAAGTATTCTACAGAATCTACCGACTCTTGATTTGAGACTATCAGATAGATGTCATCTGAAAGCTTTGCGGTTGAAACGTTCAAGATTTCGTTGGGCGTTGCAATCATTGCCGTGGCATTCACATCTAGGTTTGGATTTGTAATGACAACTGGAGCAATTCCAAAAGTTGTTACGCTGGTGTTTCCAAATTGGATGTTTATTTCTCTCATCACCATCCTGCTCATGTGCTCACCACAACAACTGACGCGGAATCAGAATTGGGGATGCTGGACCTGATGACCACAGAAGTCCTCGATATGGATTCAATAAATACATTGAAAGAATCAGACATTGCTGTGACAACAACGTTAGGTACAGTATCGTATGTATTTTTGAATGTGTATGTCACGGTGCTCGAACCATTGAATGACACAGTGTCACTCTCAAGTGCAAATGGCTCGTCAGTGACATAGACGTCTCTAGACGGCCATCTAACACCCGGGTACACTTTCCTGTACCTGTTCAAGTCTCGGGACCTGAGATTGACTCTTCCCATTGTTGCCTCTTACGTAATTAGGCAACCTCAGGATTATAGTTCTCTGCTAGCCAAAGTTGCTAGGGGAGATCTTTCGCCGCGGTCCAACTTAATGTGCCCAAAAAGCTCTTTGCCCTTCAGCTTTTCGATCGCGATGGCAAGACCGTTCGAGTGCCGATCAAGATAGGGAGTGTCGACCTGATCGGTGTCACCCAGCAGTACAATCTTTGTGCCAGACCCGCACCTTGTCACTATGGTCTTAATCTCGTGAATTGATAAGTTTTGCGACTCATCTACAATCACGTAGCAGTTATTGAAGCTCCTGCCTCTGATGTAGCTCACAGGAGATATTTCGATGCTCCCCTTCTGGCGCATCATCTCGAAATAAGATGGATCATGGAATGCGCTGCGAAAGTTATCGACTATCGGCATCAACCACGGCGCCATCTTATCATCGATTGTACCAGGCAAGAATCCAAGGTCTCGACCTACAGGCTCGATGGACCTCGTTATCACAATCCTGTCATAGATTTTTGCATTGAGACCTGACATTCCAGCAACAAGGGCCAGGAAAGTCTTTCCAGAGCCAGCCAAACCCGTGAGGCTCACAAGAGGGATGTCTTTATTTGTAAGCAGGTGAAGAGCGGCAGTCTGCTCTTTACTCCTGGGCTTCACGCCGATGGTCTGCTCCATGAACATCTTGGGCTTTGCTACCTTGCCCTTTGAGTAGATGCCTATAAATCCCTTCTGGGGGTCTATATCGCAAGTAGCGTGGACGAGTTGGTTCTCGTAGAGAACAATTTCTGGATCTACAAGCTCTATCTCTCCATCACGATAGAAGTCATCAACGTCTCTTGAGGTGACATCTACCGTACACTGGCCACTATATGCTTCTGATCCATCACGATATGCCTTTGGAATGTCAGTGTAATAGTCTTCTGCACGGACACCAAGTGCGTCACACTTGACTCTCAAGTTGATGTCTTTAGAGATGACCCTTACTTCTCTATCGGGATTCTGAGACTTTATTGCCAGCGCTACAGCGACAATCTTGTTGTCACCCTTCTCTATCGGAAACTCTACGGGAGTAGCATTTTCCTCCACTGGAACTCTTACAACGCGGATGAAGATGTCTGTGTTTGGAACTTGAACTCCGTCATGAAGGCTTCCAATCTTCCTCAGAGAGTCTAGGAAACGATTGACCTCTCTTGCTGCAGATCCGACCTGTTCTTTCTTCTCCTTAAATCTGTCGAGCTCTTCAAGAACAATCAATGGTATGATCACATCGTTGCCGTGAAAGAACTTCAGCGAATTAGGGTCATACAACATTACGCTGGTGTCTATAATCAGAAGCTTTCTGTTCTTCAATTCGTCTCCTCGACTAGTTTAATCATAACAAGAATTTGAGTTCTGAAACTGCTAATCAAGAGTTGGTATTACTCCTCCGCAGACTGCATACCAACCATTGTCGTTTCCGCCGCTTATGAACTTTGCTACCAGTTCCACCCACTGTCTTTGTACAGACAAAGTCACAGAACCAAGGCCCGTTGTTCCAAGAACTATCACATTCTCTAATCCATTTGGAGCAATGATGCCGTTACCACCAGCTGATATAGCATTTGTTATGGTCAAGACCCTACCATGCACTGATTCTGAAAGAGCAGGAAGACTTAACGTTGCGGCTGCGGTAAATCTCACATACCTTGCAGCTCCAGAGACGCCTGTGCTTGTAGACACAAGCTGGATATCACTGGCATATACTTCTCCCTTGTATGAGAAGGAGCCGCTGACAGTGGTTTTTCCACCCTGGCTTGTTCCAAGGTTAATTATTGTATTTGACCCTGCGGCATTTGACGTTCCAATGTTTATAGTCTTGTTGTTTCCATTGGAAGATACTCCAGTTCCAAGATTGTAAGTTGAAGCCCCTGTGGAAGATCCACCAATGGTGATAGTCTGTGCTGAAGAAACGTTACCAATGTTAAGAGTCGTCACATTTGTGCCGAAGAGACTGAAATTTGCTGATGTTGAGGTGATATCTGTGCCATTGACTGCAACAGCTCCACCAACAGCAAGAGAGTTAGTTGTCTTGTTGAATGTCAGGCCGCTGTCACCGCCAAAAGTAGATCCTCCGTCGTTGAACTGGACTTGAGTATCTGAACCTCCTGGAGTTCCACCTCCTGATGCTCCAATTGTCCACTGGCCTGTAGAATTGTTGAAGCTCACAGTGGCATTTCCACTCTGGGCTAGGAATGCCGTAGATCCGTCCACGGTTGATAATGAACCAGTGATGTTCCTAGACAAGAATGATCCAGTGACAACCGTTATATCAGAAGCATCATTTCCAAACTTAGAGGATCCTGAAACTACGAGATTTGATCCCACGGTAACATTGCTGCCCGTAAGCTGCAATGCTATTGTTCCAGTGCTCGACTTAATCTGATTTCCTGTGACTTGGAGATCTCCGGCGACTGTTGCACTGACGCCGCTTAAAGATATTGCAGTTCCTGTGCTGGACTGGATATCGTTTCCAGTGACCTTGATATCACCAGCAAACGTAGTGAGAGTGTTCGAAGTGAGTGTAATGTTTGTTGAGCCGTTGGATGCTAGGATGTTGTTACCGTCTAACTCTAGGTCGCCTGCGACAGTGACTTTACCGTTCGCTCCAAGAGAAAGATTTAAGTTTCCAGAAGAAGCCGAAAGATCTGTTGCAACAACTCTATAGAAAGATCCAGTCACGCCAGAAAGAGTGTCAGTTGTCTTGTTGAATGTCAGGCCGCTGTCACCGCCAAAAGTAGATCCTCCGTCGTTGAACTGGACTTGAGTATCTGAACCTCCTGGAGTTCCGCCGCCAGTCGAACTTATAGTCCACTGTCCAGTAGCGTTGCTAAAAGCTACCGTGGTGTTACTTCCCTGGGTTATGAATGGCGTTACGCCATCGACAGTGTGTATAGAGCCAGTGATGTGTCTAGACTTCAGAGATCCAGTAATTTGGACTCGATCTGAAGAGCTATCTCCCAGATAAGAAGATCCAGAAATTACTAGATCTGTTTCATCAACTCTATCGACTCCTCCGAGAAGGAGTGAATAGGAGCCATCTGTACCAGTATATTGGTAGAGATTTCCTTGCGTCAGGTTAAGTCTATTTACAGCCATTCTTCTACACTCGCTTCAGATAACTATCACAAGCCGCAGTAGCAGATTTCTGCTCAAAATGAACATGCGCTTTTGATAGCTTATAGTTCTCTTAGGCGGAGAACATGAAAGAAATTATAGTCCAGAACACAACTTGCTTTGAGGAACACAAGAAGAGATCCTTGGCTTGCGAGAAGTCAAGCTGCAGGAACTGGATGAACTGCGGAAAGCACCTGAACTGTGCAATTGTCGCGTCCGACTCAGGACCCTGGATCTTACAGGACATTGGCGACATCTTTGGAGTAACCAGGATGAGGATCTGTCAGATCGAGAAGGACATCATTGGAAAGCTTGCAAAGACTGAAGTCGGGAAATGAAAATCGCCGGCACATGGCCGGCGACATCATGGAGACGCAGAAGATTATTCCTCTGTCTTCCTGTCCTTCTCGGTCTCAAGGCTCTCCTTGACGAGAGCGGCAACCTCATTCTTCAGGAGCCTGAGTCCCTTTCGTGCGCGGATGCCAGCGCTGGCATTCCCATTCTCTTGCTTTACAATGTCCAGGTCGAGGCTGTTCACCAGTACCTTGATCTCTTCCCACTTGCTCTTCAGATTTGCCATGTTTCCCTCTTTAAGTTATGATTGGACTGGAGTCATGCGCCTCGCCCAGACCATCGAGCAGGGGCTTCACGACTTCCACGACGCCGTCCAGCGCCTCTCTATCCTCCAGCTCAAGGGCTAGAAGGTAGATGATTTTTGTAATCTGATACTGTGACACTCCAAACTTGAGGATCTCCTGTGCGATCTCGCGGGCCTTGATTGAGTCTTGTACCCGCTTCTCACCAGAGATCGTACCATACAGCTTCGTCACATATCCTCCGTATTGAACGGCTCGATTCTAAAATTACTCGGACCGTCGATGCGTAAAATCTTTCCAGATACTCCCGCTTCAAGCTCCTCCTTGACTAGGGTCGTCCAGTATCCCCACTTCTGATTGTGGAATGCAAACTGCACGTACTGCCATGTTGCTAAGTCACAAGAGTATGATTCCAGGATATTCGTCAACGAAGTAGGCAGCGTGAGCTTGATGTCCTTCTCAGAGAGCAGAGACCTGAGCTCGTCCTTTCCAACCAGAAGCTCAGACTTACAGATGTCAGTCACCTTGTGGACTGCACCACAGTTGTTGCACTGAGCGTACGAAGGCTGAACCTTGTCATCGTCTCCGATCACGCTGAAGACTACAAATTTGTGAAACACCTGGTTTGGCTTGCCCTTCAGCTGGGGCAAGATACACATGCACTCGATCAGGTGCTTCGTTCCATCCATGTCAGGAGTACATCTTCACAATCTGGTCGAGCGCAGCACCTCGGCACTTCTCGTTAGAAGCCCTAACAAGCTCAGAAAGCTTGTTGAGCGCGTTGTCATCGAGGTTAAGCTGCTGGCGGTTCTGTAGGATGAGAGACACGGTCTCATTAGCATTGAGGTCGAAGATTCCATTGATTAGAGAGCCGACCTGCGACTGCTTTGGTCCAGTCGGTGCGAAAGTTTTAGACATTTTCTGTTTACTCCTGAAGAAGTGTATCGTGCTAAGCAGCGTTAGTAAATGCATTTTTGGTCTTTTTGTCCGCGAGACAGCTAGCGGCCCATGACTCCGGCTTGATGACAGGCCTGAAGCCCATTCCAAGAACATATGACTGCAAGTTCTTCTGGCAAACTGAAGAGCCGGCAGATGGATCGCTGCTACAATCAAGGTGCACTGCGATGTTTAGGTCACCATACATGTCTCGGAGGATCTGGGCAATCTCAAGAGAGTGAGAAGTCTCGAGCTCAAGCCTCTTTCTGAGGCTGGGAACCTCGCTCTTTGAGATCTTCTCTCTTGACCAGAAGTACTTGCCACCGCGTCCAGGGTGATAGAGCGCAATCACCGTCACAAACGAGATCTGCTTTCCCTTCGGGTCTGAGTCAGTGCCAACATGGAGCTCAGCGCCACTGTCGATCTCTTCCAGGACCTGTGACAGGATATCATAGAAGTCATACTCGACCTGCGCTCCGGAGAACCAGTGCCTATCCTTGATTTGTCTTTCTGGTATCATCTGCAATCACTGCTCCTATCGATTTCATCGTTTCTGCGAGCCTGCTGCCAATCTTCATTCCATTGATAAGAGAGCCAGCAGGCAGGTCACCAATCTTAGGTAGCATTTCAGAAACAAATTCGGAGTCGTCAATGTCCTTACTCGATATTCTACCAGTCAGGCAGAACCCGTTTACTATTCCAAGAGCTGCGCGGATCCTGTCTTCAAGAAGACCAGCTAGCTCGCCAACACATCTCCCGAGGCATATCTCGACAATTGCGGGATTTAAACTTGCCGCGCGTTCTTCGAACAGCTTTCTCTTGTCTTCCACCTGCTCCTGTGCAGCTTGCTCAAGAAGCCACCGTGCGTGGAGCCAGACGCTTTTTGACCGCTCAGGATTCTCTATCGTACATTCGTTTTTATTCGAAGAAATCCTTCGGACAGATGGAATGGAATCAAGCTTCAGGCTTGATACAAGCTCTCCCTTCAGCGGAGAGATAGGATCGTGTCCCACACAGACGCCGAGGTCTCTCAGCATGTTTATTGCGTCGATGCTCACGGGAATACGGTGCGGGATGACCCTCAGAGACCCTCTGAGGTAGTTTACCGCAAGAGTGTGTATTACCTCTGGTTCGTATCCCCGGGCAAACAGACACAACCTGCGCTTGGATGCAGAGTAGTGCTCGAGTAGGTGATGGATCTCGGAAACTGCAGTGATGACTCCATCAATCAGCGCAACATCGCAGTCCAGAAAGTCAAATTCTGAGATGCTAGTTCCCCGGCAGAAAGAATGTTCGATACCAGACTTGAAGCGATAACCCTCATGCACTTTGAGCTTTATATCATGCTCATCTGATCGACTGACCCTGATGGTACCAGAACCGCCTGCAGCGCTCAGCGCAGCCCTTACGACAGTGGTTGTTATCTCGCAGGTCGAAACCTTTGACACAGCTCGATTCAGCTCATCGATATCCATGAATTGAGATCGCCCGCTGTACTTCTCTAGATCGATGCTCTTGTTCATGTAAGCGGCAATAAAACCGCACAAAGCAAAGTAGCTTGAGCCGGGAACTCTTTTCTCTGCTGAGACTATCGCCTCGACAAGAGCCGATCTGCACGACCTAGCCGAATCTGATTTTGCAGAAATCTCATACACCATCCGCAAAGAGTCGAGGTACTGGAGGCTCTCAGCTTTCTTGCCAAAAGTGACTGACAGCTTTCCATTGCGTAGTTTACGGACAGCAGAGTCAAGCTCTTCCACCCACTGGAGGATCTCATCATGCTGCTTACCGCCTGCGACGGGCATCGTAGACATCAATTTACACTGTCGCCATTGCTACGAACAAATTTCCTGAGGCTCTGGAAATTGTCGCTGTCGTTGATCTTGCTTGCTAGCGTGTCGACAAACTTTTGCATATTATCGCTCTGCGTCTTCTTCTCGTGCATCTTTGTCGCCATATTGAAGAAGGCGCCAAAACAGCCGAGTGCAACAAACACCCAACCAGGGATAGGCATGGCAGAGGATAGCAGGAAGATTCCACCCGCAATAAGGACTTCAGATGCTCCAAACGTGATGTTCATGGCACTCCTCTATTAGTCTATAACTCTGGCACGGGTGTTGTATAGAAACAAAATGGCCCGCGCTAGCGGGCCATTGAGGTCTAAAGCTAAATGACTTAGCTATCGCGCCATAGATTGTTGCTGGCGAATGTCAGCACCTCTTCGGCAGACTCAGGAGTGTATCCGTACTCATCGACCATGGTGGTGATCATGTTGGAGTACTTCTTCTGCTGGTCGTCGTCTCTGGTCTTGGATTTCGTGACGATCCGCGCCATGTCCTTCACAGATGCGATGAGGTATCCCTCGATTGCCTCCTTGAGAGGCTCATACGAAGTGTAGCTCACCTTCTCGTTCCTACGCATCTTCGCAAACATGTAGGCCGTGACGTCAGACCTGAAACCATCACGGGAGGAGGCGACAATTCCAATCTGCTCCTCGATCGCACGCATGAACTTCTCGTCTGGCTCACGCTCCTCTCTGGTGACGCGGTCCTTGATCTTCTGGCGCGTGGTGTACGACTCTGCGTTATCGAGATAGTTGTCGAACAGAGACTGTGCCTGCTCCTCGTAGGCGGTAACGAAAGCCTTTGCAATCTCGGTCTCGAGTATCTTCAGGTACTCCTCGCGGACGACCTTCTGGATGAGCTCGAGGCACTTGGTGCGGAACTCCTCATCGATCACCTGCTCCTGGACCTGCTTTGTGATCGCAGTCATGACAGAGATTGGCGTGATGAAGCTCTTTTCCGAATCAGAGAGCGCGTTGTCGATCGCCTTCATGATGAAACGGGTAGAGATTCCGTTCATCCCCTCGTCTCTGGCTTCCTCACGCAGATCCTTGATGTCGATCTTCTTCACCCTGCCCTTCTCGATGACCTCCTCACCGTTGTAGATCTTCATCTTGGTCATCGCATCGCACTTCTGAGTCGGCTTGAGCCGGCTCATCACTGAGAACATCGATGCGACCTTGATCGTGTGCGGGGCAATGTGGGCCTTGAAGTCAGACTTCTTGAGGATCTTCTCGTAGATCTTCATCTCCTGGGAGAGCTCAAGGACGTAAGGGACATTGATCTTGACGATTCGGTCGAGGATTGCCTCGTTGGTGTGCTGGGTGCGGAACCGGTTCCACTCTGCCTCGTTACAGTGTGCGAGGATGACGCCGTCGAAGTAGATCATGTCGTGCTTGCCAGGAGACGGGACCCTCTTCTCCTGGGTTGCGGTGATGATGGTGTGCAGGAACTCGATCTCGTTCTTGAACACTTCCACGAGCTCAACGATGCCTCGGTTTCCGACATTGAAGGCGCCATTCAGGGACAGGATCCTGGGATCGTCTTCTGAGTACTTGTCAAGCTTTGAGATGTCCTCAGAGCCAATCAGGACTGATACGTCCTGCGAGTTTGCGTCCATCGGAGGAACCACCGCAACGCCTCGCCGAGCGCGCTGGGAGAATGTCGACTGGACAACCTCGAACTTCTCGTACTCTCCCTTGTACTTCTCGAGCAGGACATGTCGCGCGACAGGACTGATGTCACCCTCGATCTTTGCCTCGAGGAGCTTCTCAAACTCGGGACGGAGCGACCTGGGAATGAGCTGGAGCGGCTCGCCGCGCTGGGGATCGTCCTTCAGGTGGTAGAACGGCTCGGCATGCTCGATCGCCTTCTTGATGTGCTCGGCAAGGGCTGACTTGCCTGAGCCAACTGGACCCATGAGCAACAGCACCTGGCGGCTCTCTTCTCCCTTGAGCGCCGCAGACTTCAGGAATCGCATGATCTTTGCAATCACACGCTCGTGACCAAAGAATTCCTCCTTGAAGTAATCATAGATCTTGATGTTGTCGCCATCGAAGATCTTTCGCTTCCGCGGGTCTTCGTCTGGAAGGACCGAGAAGCCAAATCCCTCGACAGTGTCGTTGAGACGCTTGTGAGCGTGCTTCACAACACCGGGATTCTCACGGACCACATCGAGGTACTCCAGGAACGTACCCTCGAACTTGGTGTCCGGCTTGTTATCTCTCTGGCTCTTGATGAGATCGAGAAACTGACTCTTATTCTTTGACATTGACACCTCTCAGATTTCGAAGGGTTCGCCTTCCAAAGTTGTTAGGAGCTTCACTTCGCTCTTCCAAATTGCTGACACATGATCGATAACCTTTTCTGCGTAGCCGATTTCGAGGTCCCTTCCATCGTGCTCGTGGTGCAGCACTAAGACGTTGCCCTTGTCGACAGATTCAACATAGATCGTTGGAATCGTATTCGCGCCGACCTGCCTGATTAGGTCCTCTTTGACCTCTTTCCATCCCTGCTCGTCAGAGACATCCTCAACCACGTAGTTGTCCTTCTTGCGTCCATATGAGAACAGGTTGAGGTCTTCACACATCTGCTGAGTCAGGTAATTCCTGATGAAGGACTCATCGTTGCAGGCTTCCCTAGCGAGAAAGCACTCTTCGATTCCAAACCGCTTCTCGATATCGTGGAACATGTGGAACCCGAGATGATACGGATTGATCGAGCCGATGGCGGGCCTTATCACCTGGTTGTGGGACTTGATGAATGGAAGATGGAGCTCTGCAGGAAGCTCTAGGTCGTGGAGGATTCGGTAGTGCCAGAAGCTGGCCCAACCCTCGTTCATAATCTTGGTGCGGATCTGGGGCATGAAATACTGGGACTCGGTCCTCACGATGTCGACGATATCTCGTTCCCAGTCCTCAAGGACAGCGTGTTCGCACAGGAAACCGAGAACATCGTACTCCTTCTCAAGCGGAACCTTGTCCAGATTCATTGCAGCAACATTCCCACCCCGCTCCTTCTGTTCCTTGAACTTCTGGATTATTTCCTTCTTCTTGACGGAGTGCGGAATGTACTCTTTGGGAAAGCGGTAGGTCTGAAACTGAATCGAGTGAGCCGCGTCAAGCAGCTCCTCGACCTTGATGATTCCTATGCTTGGGTCCTCGATGTATCCCTGAATCCTCTTCCGTGCGTTCCTGAACCGGTGCACGATGATGTCCGGCTGGGTGTTCGAAAACATCCGATTGTTCTTGAAGAAGTCACTGTGCCCGACGCAGTGCGCCATGATGAGCACCTGGAGGTACAGTGGATTCTCTCGCATCAGGTAGGCGATGCTCGGGTTTGAGTTGATGATGAGCTCGTAAGGAAGGCCCTCTGCACCGAGGTTGTACATCTGGTGCGTGCGCTCGAAGGACTTGCCGAAGGACCAGTGCGGGTAGTGGCTCGGCATGCCGTGGTAAGACATGTGCCCCATCATCTCGTAGTAGTCGCAGGTCTCATAGACTATCGGGAACCAATCGAGCTTGTGGCCCTCAGCAATCTCAATGATCCGCCTGTCGTAATCTTCCAGCTCCTTGAAGGTCCAATCAGACATTACAGTTTTCCTCCAAAGAATGACTTGAATGCGGGCCAGATGTCCTTGGGTGCGGCGATATTTGCAATCTTGAAGTTTGTATCCTTGAGCGGCTGGAGAAGGTTGCCGAGCATCGTGTCATTCTGCTGCCACTTCATCTTCTCTTTCTCTGGCTCTATCTCGCAGTAGCCATAAAGCTGGCACAGCGGCTTAAGCACCCTGAGCCGCTCTAGAAGCTTCGAGTTATCATTCGAGAAGTTGTCTCCATCGCTACACTGGAACACGTAGATGTTCCAGGCCGACTGGTGATACCTCTTCTCGATGATCTGGCTCACCATGTCTATCGCGGGAGATACCATAGTGCCACCAGATGACCCACGCTTGAAGAACTGGTCCTCATTTACCTCATATGCCGCAGTGTCGTGGGCAATGAACACGATCTTCGTGTTCTCGTACCTTGAGCGCACAAAGTGATATAGCAAGAAGAAGAAGCTTCTTGCTAGGTACTTCTTATCGTCTGTCATCGATCCAGAGACGTCCATGATGAAGAAGATCACCGCATTCGAGGAAGGCTGCGAGACCTGCTTGATGTGCTTGTAGCGCAGGTCGTCATCATTGAAGGAGAAGCCGTCCTCGGAATCTGGGTCATAAGACCCTGTCGACTTTGCGACATTTCGGCGCCGGAGCATGCGCTTCACGGTCTCCTTCTTGTCCAGTCGGGGCCTGATTCCCTCGTTCCTGTGACCGTGGCGCTTCATCTTCTCAGTGATGACCTGCCTGAGAGACTTCTTCTCAAGCTCAGGAAGCTCAAGGCTGTCAAAGAGGTAGTGGGCTAGCTCCTCGAGAGTAATCTCTACCTCGTAGACTTCCTCACCTGCCTCGTCGCCGCCCTTGCCCTGCTTTCCCTTCTGGGGCTTTCCAGCGCTCCCGACGGTCTGGCCTCGAGAGACGTCCTTTCCAGGAGCAGATCCGACCTGACGATTTCCATTATCGCCATAGACGAACCTGTACTCCTTGATTCCCTTGACGGGGATCTTGATCTTCTTCTTGCCGTCCTGACCGATGATCGATTCATCAGCGACAATATCGTGGATTCCTTCCTTGATTGCCCTGTCTATCTTCTCTTTGTGGCGTCGGCGATCTGAGGCCGACCTATCGGCTGAGGTCTTGTGCTCTTTGAAAACAGACATACTAATATGTATCCACCAAGAAGTTAGTATAAACTCTCGGTGCTCTTCAGAATGTCTCTAGCCCAAATAACTGCCGGCTGTAGATAGGGATGGAACTTATCGTGGTCTGTCTCGAGGTCTAGCCACTTCAGGCCGTGGTGCTCCACGATTCCAGTCTTCAGGTTCTTCTTTATCTTGGGGTCCTTGTTGGTGACCGCAATGTAGAGTGTCAGGTGCCGGAGCTTCAGATTAAGCTCTTGCCACGGCATCTCTGATTCTTCAACAGCGATGTCGCACTCTTCAAAGCACTCTCGCTTTGCGGCTTCGAGAATCGGTTCATCGATTCGATCGACTCCGCCCTTTGGTAGGTCGTAGGTGCTGTAGAATCTCAGGCCAAGAACCTTCCATCCCTCGTCAAACTTTCGAAGGACAACAAATCCAGCACCGGGGCGGCGGGGCTTTTCCTTCTTACTTGCGGGTGTAGTCATCTTCGAGCCTCACAACATCTTCAATTTCAGGAGTTGAGACTTCAATGAGCTGCACATCACCATCGTAGGCGCAGAATCGATGCACCGTTCCTGGAGTGACGTGAAAAATGCTGCCAACAGAATACTTTGCGGAATGGGAGCCAGCATCGCCAGGAACACCACACTCGATTGTGGCGACCCCAGACATGACCCTGATCGTCTCTTCCTTGCGCTCATGGTACTGGCGGCTGAGGCGATGGCCTGACCTGATGAACAGGATCTTGCCGAGGTACTTTGGAGTCTCGGCCCAGATCTCTTCGTGGCCCCATGGCTTCTCTACAATCCTCATGACTTCACCTTTGCGACTAGCTCTGACGATGACTGGATCTTTCCACCACCGACTCCGAATATAACATAGCAGCCGATCTTTTCACACAGGTCAAACTCTGGAACATTGCCAGAAGAGTCCCTGTCGCCGCCCTTGGTGAAGTAGTTGGGGCGGAGCTTCTCAATGGCTCCGACAACTGTCTGAGAGCCGTCATCCCATGGAACTACATAGTCGACACCTTTCACGCCATTGATTATCTCCATGCGCTCTTCTAGAGGCATGAACGCATAGCCCTTCTTCCTGTGAAGAAAACCGTCGCTGTTCACAATTGCAACCGTGATTCCATCCTCAGGAGATGCAAGGCTTGCGGTCTCAAGAAGACACCGGAGGTGACCCACATGCATGGGATCAAACCCGCCGCTAGTAGCCCAAACTTTTTGATTTGGGTGGTATTCGTCCAATACGCTGCGTAGGTGCTCAACGCTCTTACAGATCATTTTACGATGCTCTCCCGGAAGTCGACTGGAAAGTACTTCTCGTTCTTTGAGTAGAACCTATCCCAGTCTTCATCGAGAATATAGGTCACTGCGTGGTCAGTCTCACTTCTAACTGAGCGACCTACTGACTGGACGATCGTCTTTGCGGTCTGGAGCGGGTACCACCAGGGCCAGCGGTGCATGCGCTTCTTCACGATCTTGTCGCCGAGATAAGGGTACGGGACCTTGCATAGCACCTGGAACCGGCTCGAGTCGTCCTTGAGGTCAACGCCCTCGGTCATCGACGGAGACAGGAGCACGGTTGGCTGTGCGCCGGCAATGTGCTTTGAGAGGGTCTCATCGCGGTCTGTGCTAGAGTGCGTCAGGAGCCTTGCTGACTTCACGTTCTTCATCAAGTAGTTCGCAATCTTGTACGAGTGGCAGTGGATGATGCCCTTCTCGTTCGGGTGGTTCCGCAAGATCTCAGTCACTGCGTTTGCAAGCCGCGGAAGAGTCATGTCGATCTTTCCAGCCGACATGCTGCCGACTGGGCTCACCAGGATTGGCTTGTTCTCGACAGGAAACGGAGATGGAATCGAGATGAAGGAGCAGTCTTCAGGCTTGATGCCGAGCAGGCCACAGAAGCCCTCCTTGTCAAGGATAGTTGCTGACATCAAGATGACCTTGTTACCGTGCCGGAACAGGAACTCATCAGCGTAGTGTGAGACATCCACCGGCTTGAACTCAAGCTTGCGGCCAGCCTGGCCCTCTGCAGGGATGAGGTTGAAGATCCAGTTCTCGTCGTCATAGATCTTCAGGAACCGGTGCACCTTGCAGATGTGTTTGTCGAGGAGCTCGAACCGCTTTGCGACGGTGGTGAACTCCTTGAGCTTGTCCTTGAGCCCTACGTACTTCTCGAGCATCTGCTCCATGTGTTTGACATGGGATGCGAGCTTTGGCTCGTACTGCTCACGGACCCAGGTGATCGCCTGGTGCTGCGTCTTGATCTCGGGCATCTCGATCTTTAGGGCAGTGGAAGCAAAACGCTCGCTGATGTCGATCTCGATGAACTTACTGAGCTCCATGTCGGCATTGTGCGCCTCATCGACAACCAACACCCGGCGGGGCTGGAGGCGACCAGCATATACCGTCTCAGCGAGGAAGTAACTGAAGTTTGTCACGCCCTCCTCGCCAGAGATGAATGCCTGCTTTGCCTGGCGGTAGACGCAGTGGTGGGCACAGTTCTTGAAGAACGCTGAGGACTTGTCGGCAACCTTGAGGGCCCGGAGCGAGTCAGCGCAGGTGTTGGCCTTGTGGTAGGTGCACTGGAAGTTTGCAGAAGACTTCAGGGATAGCATCGTCCCCTTGGGAGATCCAAAGTCGCGCAGGTACTGGTCCTGCAGGATCTTCTGGGTCGTGATGAAGTAGCCACCGGGCTTGAACTCAGCAGGAGCACAGTGGGCAGACACCGTCCTCGAAAGTGCAAGTCCAATTGCCGACTTGCCGACGCCAGTCCCAGCCTCGATCACGACAAACTTCTTGTCCTCTTCAAAGAATGCCTTGAGCGCAAACTCGATCGCATCCTTCTGGGCATCACGGATTTGCGAGAACGGAAAATTGATCTCGTATTCAGGAATCACTTGTTGCACTCCAATACCGGATTATATCACGGGTAAAGTGCTTTTCAACGCTCTTTGGACATATTCCTGCGGTGCATCTTCTCAAACTCAGTGCGCACCCACATCTTCGCCTGATCTTCATCGTTGAAGACTCGAGAGAAGCTCTGCTTCTCACCGCTTGCGAGGTCCTTGATGCTGGCGTAGGTCTTGCCAGCCTCATCGGTGGAGATATCGTACTCCATGCCATCATAGTCTTCCCACGTGTATGGGTCCTTGTTCACGGAGTGCCTGTTTCTACCAAGACCCTGAGCGACCGTCGACATTGATGTGCCGAATCCGGTCTCAAACAACAGATCAACAAGCTTATATTTTGTCATACTCTAACTATGTGGCAAAAACACGGTGGCCCACTGGAACTTACTGAACCAGCGGGCCACGCATTTAGTCAGATCGACTACTCTACGGAGATGATCCGCTTCTTTGACTTCGTCATGGGAACCTCAATATAGAGGAGACCGGCGTCATAGCGGGCCGAGATTCCCTCCTGAGTGACATTGTCACCGAGAGTCCAGGAACGGGTGTAGATGGTCTTGGTCTTGCCGTTCTCACGGGTGCCGGAGACGGTGAGGTAGTCGTTCTCGAGGCTCACCTCGATGTCGTTTCGACTGAGGCCCGGCATCTCCACAGTGATGGAATAGCCCTTGTCGGTCTCGTCAATGTTGGCACGCGGCTGGGTGGAACCGTAATTGCGCTCGCCGCGACCGACAAAGTCCTCGAGGAAGACGTCGAAGGTGGTGCTGTGATTGCGATTCATGAGATTGAACATGCTGCTTTCTCCTTTGGAATGCGGCCAGATTGGCCGTGAGCAGAATGTAAGCACAGAAACCAAATTGAACACTTCTCTGCAAAATTATTTTTGCGCTTCGATGACCAAGTGCTGTAGCAGTTTCTCTATCTGCGAGATGGCATGCTGAGACTGCGGCTCAGTATACAGGTACTTGGCCTGCGTCAGAAATAGCATAAGTTTCCGAACAACATAAGCCTTCTGCTGGTTCATCATCACCTCCGGATATAACTAGCCCTCGCTGAGTTTCCTGTTCACATATCCGTCATCGAACCATAGAATTCCAGAGTCCGGAGAGTAACGGATCAAAATTTCTTCTCCGCAGCTGATCGCCCTCTTGGTGTAGACCTGGATCGAGTATGTGTCTTTTCCAGTGCTCTCATACTTCCAGAACGCATTTGGCTCGTGGTTGTGGTTGTAAATGCTTGACCATCCGAGGCCGACAAGAACAACGCCGTCTCTATGTGTGAAGACGTAGTCGTGCAGGATGTGCCTGGACTCATTCTGGTACAAGTAGTCTCGGAGTATTCCCCTTCCGAATGCGATTGTTGGAGATACTTCTACACAGTGGTGCTCTGGCAGATCTTTTGTTGCAAAAACACCAAGGCCGTGGATTGGCGACTGCCTAATCTCCACGTCCCTGATGAAGTATGATCCAGACTTCTGCTTTTCCTTGAACACATATCAAGGGTAAAAGATTCAGCGGCGGCGTAAACGCCGTGACTCTGTCTTTATTCTCTCAACTGGCATTACGAGATTCTCGCCGCCTGACCAAGAGTCTTCTTCGGCCTCGACCTCGCTTGGGTGGTCTACCTCTATCGGCGTGGCATCTTTGGCATGTGTTTGATCTAGCGCCTCACGTATGATTCTTCTGAGCTGGCGAATTGTGATTCTCATGGCTAGTCATCGTCCTCTTCTGGCATCTCAGGGTCTCCGTATCCCTCGGTGTCTCCGTCATCGTCATCGTCATCATCTTCCTCGGGCATTTCGGGATCACCGTATCCATCGGTATCTTCCTCTTCCTCTTCCTCGTACTCTTCGCCGTAGCCAGAGTCTTCGTCATCATAGTCCATGGACTCTCCAGAGTCTTCCATGTCCATGCCCATACCACCGAGCATTGATGATAGGGCGCCCTCTATGTCTTCTGAGTCCATGCCTTCCATGGAGTCTTCATCTCCATAGTCGTACTCAGAGGAGTATTCAGGATCTTCCTGCACGCGATCGATCTCACCGTGCAAGTAGTCTGACAGGCTTGTCATGTACGAGTCTGCGACCGCCATCTTACTGAGAACCCAAGCGGGAAGATCATCGTCATCCCTCAGTGAGGAGTGGAGCTTAGATGCCCGGGCGGCAATGTTCTTTAGCTGAGTGCGGGCCATATCGGCGTCACTGGAATATCCAGGAGCGTGGTCGAAATCCCTGCCCTGGTGACCCTCAGCTTGTTCTCTGAGTGCCTTTCTGACAAATCTGCGGAGCGTGCTTACTCTTACTCTCATGCTAGCCTCTGTCTTAAGTATTACGCCAGCGTGAGAAGTTACGGCTTGGGCACGCGTCGAAGCTTGCCCTCGTCCCACCAGGAGCACAGGTCGATATCAGTGCAGACCACAAGGGCAATTCCTCGCCGTGGTTGCTTGACGACCTCAGCGTGCTGCCTTCCCGAGCTGTCGCGCCAAGACTGCATATGGGAGCCTCCGAGCTGGTCTGGCTTATAGTCAAGCACGGTGGCAAAGATCCACTGCGTGGGCTTGTTCCAGCCATCGGGATTGTACTCGATCTGTACTAGGTCGCCCTTCTCTAACATTCTCACCCTGCCTTATCTAATTCTTCCAGCAGACTTCAGCGCAGTAGAGCTTGTTATTCTTGGAGAGGAGCATCGGTGCACCGCAGCGACCACATGCCTGACCCTGGCGGCACCGGCTCCATGTCTCCCTAGCTCGCTGGATCATTCGGTCCTTGATTGCCTCGATCTCGCCAGTGCGGTTCACTCGAGTGTTGGAGATGAGACCGTGCTTGCCCTTGGAGTTCTCATACAGCCCGATGACGCGGATTGCGTCTGCACCGGACTCGCGGACCTCTGCACCCTGGATCGAGGTGTAGACCTGAATGAAGAAGGGCGTGCTCTCCACACCGCGGGACCAGACTTCCTCCTCACCCGAGTGGCGAGGCGGGAGCTTCGTGAAGCCTGCGTCGTGGAGTGCGACCTGGAGGGTCGTTGCGAGGAACTTACGCTGCCAGTCGTGGTGGGGATCGTAGCTCATCGTTTTTCCTCTCCGTAGATCGAATATAATACATTGCTCCTTCAGTGGGAACAACTTTACCGCCCCCTGAAGCACTTTTATGTTTTGACTGATACTTACAAAGGTCGCGGAGCACTTGGAATATGAGAATGTCACCGGCATTGAGAGAGCAGAGAGTTGACCAGCTGGCGCATCTTATCAGAGAGGGCGCAGATTACCGCTGGGAAAACGAGACTGAGCGCCATATCTGGACCCAGGTGGCCCAAGAGTTTCTCAACGAGCACCTCGACGGCAGGAAGTCACTGGTCTCCGAAGCATGTTTCAGAGCGCATGTGAACAAGAATGACGTGCTCCTTGCTGAGTCTGCTGCCCGCCTAAACGAGGGTTTCTTCAGTGGCTTAAAGGACATGCTTGGCGGTGGGCTCGCAAAGACTTTCGGTAAAGCATTTGGTGGTGTGAAGTCGAGAAACTGGTGGATCTTCGGCGGTGGTGGAGACAAGGAGACTGCAAAGTATCGTCAGGCCTACGTAGATGCCACTGAAGAGAACCAGCAAGTATTTGCAAAGCTGGGCCAGACTACTCTGAAGACCATGGTCGACCAGATCAAGGGCGTGATTGAAGACTGGCCCAACGGCGGCAGTGTCAAGGAATTCACAGATGCGATGGCCAAGTTCGACCAGTTCTACCAGTCAGTCAGGACTGCCGCCGGCGCAGACACAACTGATGGAACTCCACCACCGCAAGGCGTTGCACCAAAGCTCAGCGTCGAAGACGCTAATGCGATCATCAAGAAGCTCCGCCAGGCGATGCAGTTCTTCGACAGGGAACTCAAGGACAGGTACACTTACAATCTCGAGAGCCGCACCCGTAGGGTTCCAACGCTGGTTGAGGCCCTGCTTCTTGAAGCGGGCGAGGATGATGACATAGGCGCAGAGGGCAGAAAGACCTCAGGAATGAAGGGTCTTGAGAGCAACCTTGCGCCAGGGATATTAGCCGCCCTTGGGCTTGGAGGAATTGCAGCTGGACTTCTTGCACAGTCTGACTGGTTCATCAAGCTCACCTCGGTAATGAAAGAATCGCCGCCAACGGAAATTGTCCAGAACACCACAAAGTTTGTGGAAGAAACTCTAGGAACAGTGAAAGACGGCCAGGGCTGGATGTGGAGCATGAACAATCTCACGCCCGGAGGACCAAACATCACGGGCGCATCTCCGATGTCAGACGTCGTCAAGAAGATTGCCATGGCTGGCGGTGGAGATTTTTCCAAGGGCGTCCAGGCATACACCAGCGGTGATCCTCCGTTCCTGATGGGTGGGGAAAAGACCGCTGAGATGCTCATGAAGCTCAAGGACAATCCAAACGCTTATGGAAAAACGATGATGGACCTTCTTGGGCACACCGGAACAGGCACTGGCAAGAAGATCGGAGATCTTGTCTGGGTCAAGTCAGGCGCCCAACTAAAGGGACTGGTGATGAAGCCTGTTCAAGAGGTCATTAAGTCTGCGGGATCTAAGGTGCTGACTCAAACAGCGCTTGGTGCCAAGATCACGGCTCTCGGTCCGTGGGGAGTCGGCATTGGAGCTGGACTGATTGCCGCCGCTGCTTCAATCAAGGCACTAAGAGACTACGGAGCAAAGAACAGCAGGACCACTTACTTCCAGGCGGCTGTCGATCTGTTCAAAGACATCAAGCCCGACGAGGTGAAGACTGAGACGGTGCCGGAACAGCCGCCATTTGTGCCAGAGCCCATACAGCCAGGAAAAGTTCTGGTCACGCTTGACAATAAGAGCACAAAGGTCGTCGCGCCTGGCGATGTCGTCGCGTCAAAGGGGTTCGATATCCCCAAGGCTTACACCTTAGAAGAGATACCGCTCAACGATAAGGACAAGACAAAGGAAGAGGTCATTGACTACCTTGAATCTCCACAGGGAAAGGGTTCAGTCCAGCTAGCCGATGGCAAGTCCGCTAAGGACTTGGAAGGTCTGGAGTTTGAGGTTACAGACAAGCGCAAGAAGTCTAGCGGAAGCTCGACAGACCCCGGCAAGGGGGCAGTATCAGTTGTTTCGATCAAGGACTGGAAGGTTCCAAGACTAACAACTTACCTTTTTGAGTCCACCGATGAGTCTGCAGACGTAAGAGTCGCTGGCGCAGAAGCTAAGAAGAGTAAGACCTACAAGGAGCTCAAGAAGAAGTTCAAGAATGATCCGAAGAACTTGCCGCTCCCACTGGGCGTCTCCACGAGAGAAGATGACGTAATAAAAGACACCATGAAGCTCACTGACGACGACTTCGATCTCAGGGCTACGTCAAAGGACGGCGATGTCCAGCAGGGGCTCAATGCTCTTCGCAAGAAGGCAAAGAGTGGTAACGTCATCCTCACTTTCAGCAACAAGGCGCACGAAAAGCTAGCAACACAGTTCCAGATGTCAGAAGATGACATAAAGAAGCTTTTGGCAATATACTCCAAGAAGCCCGAGTCTGCACCAAAAATAGAAGCCTACAAGTCCATCTTGAGCAAGATTAAGGACGACGCGAAGAAGAAGGAGCTGAGGCAGTTCATAATCGACATGGGTATGGCGGTATCTAAGCCGAAAAAGAATGAAGCGCTCGATGCGGGCTCTGAGAGCCTCATCATCGAGCGCTGGTCGAAGCTGGCAGGACTGCTCTAGTCCTAGCGGCAGGCACCAGATAGGCTCGTAGTGGAGCCGCCCGGAACGTCAACTTCGACAAATGGCTCGTAGCAGCCTTCGGAGTTGACGTTACGCGTATCAGTCCACACCATGACACCGCCGAGGTAGACGTTCACAGTGACATCATTGCGTCCCGAGTACACGGAACCAGGGTAGTCGTGGACATAGACTGTGAAAGTACCGCGAGAGGGAGAGTCGATGTTAATGTTCTCTGGGCCTGTTCCTGGAATGTCATCGAGGTCGAGGATCGGATCATCTATCGAGTCTCCGTTGCGCCCCCAGTCCAGACCCCTGTAAGTGCAGTTCGCGTAGTAACAGTCTGAATTTGTCGCAAGAGTTCCGCCATCATCGAGCAGGTGGAGATCCATGTCATCACCACCGTTCGTCCAGAACATCTCCACCCAGAGCCCGTCTCCAGCGGTGGCATTGAGCGTCGCGTAGCATGGCTCAGAGACCAGCCTGTCGCTGTCAGTCACGATCAGTTCGCCGATGTACTCTCCCGCGACGTCTGGCGTGAATCCCCTGCGGTTCGCCGTCCCGCCAGGCATGTTTGCCGTCGCGCCCGCCGGCGCAGAGTACAGGGTCCACGAGTAGTCGACGATCGATCCACCATCAGGATCGTAGGAAGAGTTACCAATCCAGTCAGTAGACTCGTGGATTGCAAGCACCTCATTGGGGTCAGCAGTGCAGACTGCGACTGGCTGTGAGAGCGGAGGGTCAGTGTCCCCCGAGTCTCCCGTGTCCACTTCCTCCACGGCGTGAGCTAGCAGAGGCACAGTAAGGTTAGGATTAGCAGGATCATTAGAAAGTATCTGAAGGTCACCGGTGGTCTCACTCCCGTCGGAAGAGTAGGTTATCGTCAGCTCTGCAAATGAATCTGGCTCGTAAGCTCCTGGGAGAGGCTCAAGCAGTGTGAATGTGGCGCGTCCTGAGCCGATCTGCATCGCGGTGACATTGAGTGTCGCGTCTCCGAGAGAAGACAGCGTGATAATCTGTGACGAATTCTCGCCAGCAGGAACAGCTCCAAAATCCACTGGGCTTGGGTCCACCTGGATTCTCGGAGTCCCGTCAGCGGGAGGGTCCTTGATCGGTGTGATTGTGCTGTCCATACAGCCGGCTAGTAGTACGAGGTAGATCACTGGTCCTCCATTGGCACCAATAGTATCTATACTCAGATGTCCCTGAATGTACAGTGAGCCATCCAGATGTTGTAACAATCATAACTGGAAGCTTCCTCGCCGCGCCTCACGCAGTGAGGCTGACGGGTTCCAGTGCGCTGGTGCTCATCCAGACATTCTTGCCATCTAGCACCACGCAGACCCTCGGAATCCAATAAACCATGTCACCCTCGCCGAGGCTATTCTCTGCAAAGTCCCTACACACAACGAGCATCGGCTCTCTGTTGGTGCCCCTGACGCGCACGAGGTCACCTACTTTGATTCCGCCAAACTCATCGTCTGTCTCGTCTCCATGCCCTCTCCATGATTCGGAGGAGCCACTCAGATATGTGTCCAAACATCAGTCTCCATTTCCTAGACCGTGCCACATGGGCAGGTCAAGCTTGCGACTTTCCCTCTTGGTGCGTTCGATCTCTTCGATCAGGCGCATCACATCAGCGATATTGACGTCAAGAGAGCGATCGATCCTGAATCTGCATCGCTCGAGCACCCTGTCAATTGGCTCCAATGTCTTCAATCCTCCAGCGTCCATTACCCTCTCCGCAGAGGCACTTCTCTTCCAGGTCCACCAGAGGTGTGAGAGCTGGCTGGTCACCGCACCGCAGCTCACACCTCTTCTGGAAGTCCATGGACATGGAGCCCACGTAGATAATGGCAAGGAAACCAACCGTAATCATTCCAAGAGTGGAAAACTTATCGATTTCTTCATCAGAGAGCTTCATCATATTCCTCCCGCAGGCTCTTTGTCACTTGACTTCTCCACCGACACAATCTGATCGCGCATAAGAACCTTCGCATAGTGTGCCCAACTGTTTGGCTCAATCAGCACGCCAACGTCATCCGAGCACATGAGAAATGTGTACACGAGATTTTCATTGGCATCCATCGATCTTGCCCAGGCCGGTACAAACTTTAGGCGAACGAGATCACCGGGTTTCATCTCACACCTCGATGATGTTTCCGTTGCTGGTCACAACTCCCCATTTGCCGTCATCGCAGCAAGAGCCATTGCTGAACGTGGTGCTCATTCCATGCACAGTGCGTGTACCGGAATTTCTAATATCCTCAGTAGAGTGGATGTGGCCAAAGAGCATCAGCCTCGGCTGGACCTTTGCTACCCGCTTCATGAGAGCGGTACAGCCAGTGAGCTCGACCTTGTTCTGCCGATTGTAGGTGGCATCAAGCACGCCGTAGGGAGGTCCATGTGTGATGAGCACGTCAGTGCTGTCTGGAATGTGATCCCAGATTCGATTGATCGTGCCACGGTCCTTCATGTATGACCAGTTCCCATACCTTGGCGTCCAGGGAGTTCCCCAGAACTTGAGTCCACAGATATCTGCTTCTTCATCGATGAGCATCTTGATTCCTCGGCTCTCGATGAGATCACGGGAAACAAGGCCCTTGTCCACGGAAGTATCGTGGTTTCCAGGGACAAAGACCTTCACGGGAATCGGCAGCGCGGCAAACCAGTCGATGAACGCGCGCATCTCTGGCTCGTTCCGGTAGGGATCGAGGTAGTTCGAGGCATCGCCGCTGTGAACGACAATATCAACTCCCGAAGGAACCTGCAAGAGACTCTGGTTTCCATGCGTGTCAGAGATGTGCCATACTTTCATGATCGCCTCCATGGATCTATTAATCCATCGACATCATTTTGACACCGCTAGCAAGGATTATTTTTGTACCACTCGATCATCTCGAGGATGCGAGGCACCTCGTGGTCCTCGCACTCCTTGTAGCTCTTTCCGAGGCGGTGCTTGAGACGCTCCCAGATGTGGGCATAAGAGTTGCGCTCCTTTAAGAACTTGCAGGGCGGGAGCTTACCCTTGAGGTGGTCTCCAGCATCCTTTGCGCTCTCTCTGATGAGCTCAATGCTCTCTTTGCTTAGGGCCATGTCTTCTCCTCTCAGAAATCCGAGGCACCGATCTGGTAGTTTGGCCGACCCTTCACGACCTCCGTGAAGACCACGCGGAACTTGGTGTTGTAGTCCTCTACATCAAATACGTAGGTGCCAGTGAACGGATCGATTCGGGTGAGGTTCTCAGTGCGGAGCTCAAGATAGAGAGTGTCAGAGAAGTCGTCATCATCCTCGGGCTCGTCACGGGACTTGCCCTTCTTCTTGCGCTTCTCGATGGTCTCCTTTACCGAGATCGAGACGCTATTGTCGTAGTTATCGGACGAGATCATGTGAAGGGGCGAAATGCTAATCTCAGATCCGCGTTCGATCTCCCACTTGCGGCTCTTGTCTCCTGGAGTGGTAACTGCGGCCGTCCACTTGTTCTTGCTTCCGTGACCGATAGGCTTCACGTTGAGAATCTCTACCGCATCCTCGAAGTCACCGCCATATCGGTTGAGCTCGTCCACGAGGACCTGGAGCATGTCGAAGTTGAACTCATCACAGGTGGCGCTGAGACCGATGATGCGATCAGTATAGCACGAGTCCCGAAGAACGTCGTCGCAATACTCCTTAATGAACTCAGTCTCCAGGCCGCTGAATGAGATCGCATAGCGGAGCCGGCTGGGGCGGTTGTGGAAGAATCCCTGCACAGAGTACTTGTCATTGCAGGTGATCACCATGATCTTGTTGCGGGCGGTGTAGACACCGTCGAAGAGCGTGAGGATGGACTCCTGGGCATCCCGATCGTAGAGCTTCTCGAACTCATCGAAGATCACAACCGCTGGCTGCTCGATACCCTGGATGGTCCGCATGAAGCGCTCATCCGAGAACGGGGTGTTGACGATGATGACAGGAAGTCCGGACTCCACAGCGACCTGCTTTGCGAGGAGGGTCTTGCCAGAGCCCTTGATGCCGCTGAGGAACACACCTACCTGGGTCCCAGGCTGGCGCTCCTTAAAAGTCTGGAGGATGCGGTCTGCATGCCGGTTGGTCTTCCCATAGAGCTTCTTGGGGATCGCGAAAGACTCCGACTCCTCAAGGAAGTACTCGCCTGTGATGGGGTGCTTACAGACCGTGTAGTTCCCGGCCGGGAGGCGGTCCCGAACATCGAGACGAGCGTCAGGGGTGAGGGACCAGGTGTTGTCATTCTTCAGGAACTTCATGTCTCTCTCTTTGTTTCAGTTGACTGTCAATGACACTATAACAAATTGTCTTTTGTGTTCATGGGAATCAGCGTCCACTTGTTCGTGCTCAGGTATTTTACCTCGCCGTCCTGTAGCACCTCATAGTGCCAGTATATGGGATTTTCGACCTTGTCTCCCAGTGTCCATTGTTCATGAGATGCCAGGAAGATGCAAATCCCTTGCAGGGTGCCCATGTCATCATAGGCCCCACAGAGCTGTCCTTCACTGATTCCGTTCAAGCATGCTCCTAGACAGGTTCAATATCGAGTCTTCTGACATTCCCACAAGCGAACCTCCGCAGAACATCACATGCCACTTCTTCACTGAATTTTCCAGGAAGGGCTCGATCAGCATGAAGAACTCGTATCCAGATGTCGGAGGCGTGTGCGTAAAGTACTTCTGCTTCCAGGTCCTGAGCTGTCCTGCTGCTAGCTCTTCAGACAATTGTGCCTCCGATACAGTGTAAAACCGTATCGGAGGCTGTACAAGTCCTAGATGCTGGAGACGCGGTGCAGGAACCTGACTGGAATGCTGAGCTGCTGGCCGTTGATCATGACGACATAGTGCGTGTCGTAATCATCGACCCCGAGGTGGTCGAGGTCGATCACCAACCCCGAGACTCCGGGCGAAAGCTTCTTCTTGTCAGCACGATTTATCTTAGTGGCATGCTGCTGTTTGTACGAATCTGTCCAGTTCTTCCTTGCGCTGGTCGATGTCCAACCCCAGGGTGGTTCCACACCCTCGCAGTCCCAGGGCTCAACTGTGACAAGCTCACCAGACAGGAGTTTCAACGACATCAGTAGCGGTATCCATCGGACTTGTATGGGCCGCTGACCTCTACACCAATGTAGCTTGCCTGAGACTCAGTGAGATTCGTGAGCTTGGCCCCAAACTTGTCGAGGTGGAGCCTGGCGACCATCTCGTCGAGATGCTTCGGAAGAGTCACAACGTTGACATTGAGATCAGGAAGCTTGATTCGATTGTGACCATAGCGCTCAGAGAACTTGTGGAGGTCGATCTGGGCAAGTACTTGGTTCGTGAAGCTGTTGCTCATTACCAGGCTTGGGTGCCCAGTGGCGCACCCGAGATTCACAAGTCGACCCTCGGCTAGGATCAAGATCTTCCGTCCAGTGTCGTTGAACTCCCACTCGTGCACTCCAGGCTTTACCTCGACCTTATTCACGAGCTTGTCTCGGCGCATCCTCTCGAGTCCTGCCATGTCGATCTCATTATCGAAGTGACCGATATTGCAGACGATCGCGCCGTCCTTCATCCTCGACATGTGCTCGGCGGTGATGACCCCCTTGTTGCCGGTCGCGGTGACAAAAATATCAGTGCCGCCCGTGATGGCATCATCGACGGTATTGACCTCGAGCCCCATCATGCAAGCCTGAAGGGCGCAGATCGGATCGACCTCAGAGACCGAAACTCGAGCAAATTGTCCGCGGAAGGAATCGACCGAACCCTTGCCGACGTCACCGTATCCGCAGACATGGACCTTCTTGCCAGAGATGAGCGTGTCGGTCGCACGGTTGATGGCGTCGACCAGTGAGTGGCGGCATCCATAGAGATTATCAAACTTCGACTTCGTGACGGAGTCGTTGACATTGATTGCAGGGAACAGGAGCTTGCTAGCTTC